TGCTATGGGTGGTGTAGGTAGTGCCTTAACTTCATTGGCAGGAGATAATGAAAGTCTTAACTTTATAAAAGAGGCAGGGAATAAAATATCTATGGTAGCAAACACCCTATCTACTATAATGACATTGAAAGATAACCTAAACACATTAGGTTTGATTAAAAATACTGCAGCTACAGTGGCAAACGCAGCAGCAACAACAACTAATGCAGGAGTAGATGCAGCAGCTATTGTACCTGCAGTTGGATTAGGAGCTGCAAGACAAGCTAGACTGCCATTTCCTCTTAATATTATTGCAGTTGTAGCAACATTAGCATTGTTAGCTAAAATAATGGGTAAATTTCAAAAAGGAGGGATTGTTTCTGATGGTAATAAGTTTGCTAACGGAGGAATGGTGCACGGTCCTAGCCACGCACAGGGAGGTGTTAAGTTTTCAGTAGGTGGTAGAGTAAATGAGTTAGAAGGAGGAGAGGCTGTTATCAATAAAAGAAGTACAGCAATGTTTAGAGGTCAATTATCTGAAATGAACGCTGCAGGTGGTGGCGTTAAGTTTGCAGATGGAGGATTGCTTAATAGTCCTCAATTTGCTAATCAACAATTCTCGGCAGGTATGCAATCAAAAGGAGGTATGCAGAAGGTGTATGTAGTAGAATCAGACATAACTAGTAGCCAAAGAACAGTAGGTGTTTTGGAATCAAATGCAACAATTTAAAAAATAAACAAATGATTGTTAGTAAAAAAGTAAAGAAAGATAGGTTAGATGCCTGTAAAAAGTGCGACTTTTACAGAAATTTCTTAATGTTAAAGAAGCCTAAATGGACAAAAGGAGCAAGATGTGGAAAGTGCAGCTGCTTCTTAGATGCTAAAACATCTCTTACTAAAGAGTATTTTGGAGAATGTCCTTTAGGAAAATGGTCAGAGTAATAACTAAATTTTATAAATATGGATTTTAAATCAGTAGTAAAAGGGTACAATGAGGAGAAAAAAGATATGGTGGTTAAGTTTGCTAAACTAAATAAACATACAATGCACTTGAATAATGAATACCATTCAGGAGCATTGAACACATTTTTTAATCTATGGCACACTCATTTTCCTCACATTAATCAGTCTAAATCTTGTGCTTCCTGCAGAAAGGCAGTATGCCAATTCTTTCACAATGTAGCTAACTATATTATATCAGAAAGAGAAATTCCTGAAGTGCTAGAACAAGTAGAGAAGGTAGTGCAACCAAAAACTAAGAGAACTAAAAAATCAAAAGCTAATGGCAAGACAAAATAAGTCGGATATAGTTTATGAGTACATTAAGGTAGCAGAATGTGAAATTATTAAAAGATGGCACGAGCCAACTGTTGTGGATATTCTAAGGCATCTAACTGAAAGGGGTATAGTAGACCCTAAAAGGCTTAGGAATTATATGATAATATATGATTTTGATACTATGCTGAGGTTTAACGAAGGTAATAGAACGCATACATTTATGGACTTATCTATAAAGTATGATATTTCTGAAAGACAAGCTCAAAGTATAGTTTATAAGGAGAGAAATAAAGAAAGAGCTTCCTTTAATATAACATACTAAAGTTTTTTCCTAAAACTTCGCAAAATTCTTATATACAAAGTCTATTTTTGCATTTATGGATAGACAATGGTATAATATTCAGGGTAAAACATCAGGAATTGTTGATGTTTATATCTTTGATGAAATAGGTGCTTATGGAGTAAATGCACAATCCTTTTTAGAGGAAATAAAATCTCACAAAAATACTCCAATAAACTTACATATAAACTGCGTTGGTGGGGATGTTTTTGATGGAATGGCAATTTACAACATTCTAAAGAAAAGAACAGCTAAGACTACTGTATATATAGAAGGTATTGCTGCGAGTATGGGTAGTGTAATAGCTTTAGCTGCTGATAGGGTGGTTATGGCAGAGAACTCCTTGTTTATGATTCACAACGCTTGGGGTGGAGCAATGGGAGAAGCTAGTGAAATGAGAAAGACAGCAAGTTTACTAGAAAAAATTAGCAATGAGATTGCTGATATTTATGTTAAAAAAACAAATTTATCTTACGATAAAGTTAAAGAGATGATGGATGAAGAAACTTGGTTAAATGCTGATGAAGCACTTGAGCTAGGGTTTGTTGATTCTATCTCGGATGCTATTAAAGTGGCAGCCAAATATGATGTTTCTAAGTTTAAAAATATAACAAACGAGGAAATTAAAAACAAATTGAGTATAAACCTAAAAAGAAAAAAAATGACTGATGAGTTAAAAGCTTGGTTTAATGGGAAAATTGAGGATATTATTGCAAGAGTAAAAAGCGAAAATACTGAAGATGAAACTGTTGAAACAAAATCGGAAGTTCAAGTATCTATTGCAGATGAAGCAGACATCTTAAATAAGTTTGTTGATTTTGAAGCAAAAGTAACTGAACTAAATGGGTCTATCGCTGAATTAGAAGGAGAAAAAATTACTCTAACTGAGGAAGTTGAAAGACTTAACGCTTTATTAAGTAAAGCAAATGCAAAGGGGACTGAAATATCTACAGATGGCGACCCTGCAGTAGTAACGGAAAAAGTAGAGAGCAAAGAAAATGCGTTTTGGAACGGATTAATTGCGAAAATAAATTTATAATAAATAACTTAAAAAAAGAAAAAAAATGGCAAATGTAGCATTAGATGGTCTTGGAGCTTCCTACGCAGGAACTTACGCATCAAAAATTTTATTAGAGCCTATGTTTCATTCAGATGATATTATGAGAAATTATACTATCTACCCAAATGTAAAATATAAGCAAAACATTACTATGGCACCTTCATTAAGCAGTATTACTGCTGTGAATACAGGCTGTGGTACAGCTAACGACTGCGACCCTGCAGGATTTAGTGTAACTCCAAAAGTTCTTACAACTGAAAATGTTTCTGTGAAACAAACTCAATGTTGGGCAGAATTTAAAGATGAGGTAATTAGAGAGTCTTACAAGAATGGCGTAAATATGCCTGACTTAACAGGAACTGAATTAGCTCAAGTAATCATAGACAGAGTAAGGAGAGGAGTTCATTCTGATATGGTTAGAAATATGTGGGCAGGAGATACAGCATCAGCAGTAACTGATATTAATTGTACTTACGACTCAATGGGAGATGGACTATGGAAAACTTTATCAGCAGGAGCAGCAATTAATGGAACTCAAATGAATGAAGTAACAGGAACTTTAGGAGCAGCAAATACTGCTTATACTACTGTAGGAGCTGTTTTACCTGCAGCAGATGCTATTGCAGTTTTAGAGGATGTGTTTAATACTGCACCTGCAGCATTACAACAAGTACCTGCATCAGAAAAAAGAATTTTCTGTAACCCAAGTATTTATAACGCTTGGTATAGTGCATTAACTCAAGTTGCTTCAGCAGGTTCTGTTGATGCAGGACATTCAGAAGCACAAGCAGGAAAACAAAGATTGTACTTTAGAGGTGTTGAGTTAGTTCCTATGTATGAGTGGGACACAGCTTTATCTGCTTTAGCAGGAGCAACTTTCCCTGCATTATTTACAGCAGCAACTGCAGCTATTGATGCTACTCACGGATGTATTTATACTGCTAAGGCAAACATCTTGATTGGTACTGATGTTACAAACCCTGAGAATGAAATGAAAATGTTCTATGATGAGGTTTCTGAAAATATGTATATTAGAGCAGGATTTACTATGGGCTTCAACTACGGATGGAACGCTTTAGTTAATGGTTCTGTGCTAGTAGATTAATAATTAACCTTAAAAAATAAAATAAAATGGCAATAGATACAGGATTATTAGTAGATTGTGGCGACTTGAACGCAGTAGGTGGAATCAGACAAATATTACTTACAGATTTAGGTAATGTTGCAACGGTTACTCCTACAACAGGAGCTGCTGACCACATTGTAACAGGCTTTACAGTAACAGACCCTTGGGCTCGTTTTGAGTTTAAGAATGAAACGGCTGCTCTAGCTATAAATGGAACTAAAGAAGGTGGAAGCACAGCTTATGAGTGTGCATTATCTTTTTACCTTCCAGATGTTGATGCAGGTAGATGGGCTCAACTTAAAAAAATAGAGCCTGAGTGCCCTGTGGCTTTAATTGAGATGAACTCAGGTGTTCAGCTTTTGGTAGGTTTTTCATATAGATATGAAAACTTATCGGCAGGAGCTACTCCTTGGGTTAGAAATCAAACTTACGCAAACCTTACTTCAATAGAAGGGGGAACAGGCTCTGCATACGCAGATGACAATGGAGTTACAGTTACATTAACTGCAAGACAATTTGAGTTACCTTTAGAATATTCAGGTGCGATTACTGTTCTAGCAGGAGATTTAACAGCAACAACTTCGTAAATTAATTTAGATAATAGTGAGGGGTTATTAACATCCCTTGCTAATATCTTTTTTATGTGTGATTGTAATAAGAAGAATTATGTGGTATATTTACCACATATTAATATATATACAAATATGGCAGAATATAAAGCAAAAATGAAAGATGCAGCAACTCGGTTTGGTGGGATTCGTGTTCATTGGAATAGTGCTACGCAAGAGGAGTTAGCTTGGGTTTATGAGGAGGTTGATAATGGCTCTCATTATGTAGAAAAAATTAACAAAAAATCATCTAATGAAGAAAGCAGCACTGAAGTCATCAAAAAAAGCAGCAGTAGAAAGAAAGACTCAAAAGAGAAGTAATACTTTTGAATTTGGGGTTTTTGATTTATCAGTCCCTCCTAACATAAAAGAAACGAAAAACATTAAAAACCTGCAATCGGATTGGATTCCTTTTGGAGATGATAATTTGTTTCCTCAATATTTAGCAGAGCTTAAAAGAAAATCATCTACACATAGAAGTGTTTTAGCTCAGAAAACTGTATTTACAAGTGGTGCTAAATTTGTTTGTGAAAGCGAATCATTAAGAGAGTTTATTGAGGATGTTAATGCAGACAAGGAATCACTAAGAGATGTTTTTAAAAAATTAGCAGATGATTATTACACTTTTGGAAACGCATATATGGAGTGCGTTATTTATGATGGAGGTGTAAATATTTATCATTTAGATGCAACAACAGTTAGAATGAGCAAAACCAAAAAAGAGGTTTATGTAAATTCAGATTGGTGTAAGCATTGGAATAACGATACAAAAATAAAAAGACTACCTCTTTACCCTAGAGTAGCACACAACAAGTTTGTAATTCACTTTAAGGATTATGAGCCTACATTTAACTTTTACGGATTACCTGACTATGTAGCAGCACTAGAGCATATCTGTGTTGATTATGAGATAGGAAAATGGAATCACACTAAATTCTTAAATGGATTTCAGCCTTCTGCTATCGTTGAGATTAATGGGGATATGGGCGAGAAAGAGGCTCAACAAATGGTTAGAGAGGCTCAAAAGAAATTTGTAGGAGAGGGAAATAACGGAAAGATACTATTTATAGTAAAGAATGGAGATACCTCCCCTGCTAATGTTCAGGTTATAAAGGATGACCAAGAGGGTAGTTGGCTTGATTTGCAGCAAATAACTGACCAAAATATAATAACTGCTAATAGATGGCAGCCATCACTTTCAGGTATTGTAAGTTCAGGTAAAATGAACAATACAGGAAGTGAAATTAGAATTGCTTATGATTTAGTAATGACTACGGTAATTAGAGATACTTCTGAGTTAATATTAAATGGAATAAGAACAGTTCTTTATAATGAAATGGGCTATGACCCTAGTGATTTAAAGATACATTACGACCCACCAATTTCCTACGCAAATGATGTAGATATAAAGCAGATTCTTACTATAAACGAACAAAGAGCATTGATTGATGAGGATTTACCTATGTTGGAAGATGGAGATATGTTTGTGGCAGATAGAGAGATTATAGTTACTCAGAGAGATGAGGATGGAGATGGGGAAATAGAAGATGAAAAATCAGTAATAATAGAACAATAGAAAATGGCAAACACTAGACAATATACCACATTAGTATCTGCAGGAGAGGTGGTTGATAAAACATTTACTAATAAAAATACAGACCCTGTTTTAGTTTCTGAAAATACTATTGTTTTAGCAGAACTTGCTCATATTAGACCTTTATTGGGAGAGAAGTTTTATGCTGAATTAAAGGAAGAACACGATTTAGGGACTTTAACTGCTAAAAATCAGGAGTTTATGCAATATTATTTAGAGGATTGCTTATCTTGGTTTGTTAGGTTTGAGGTTATTAATGATATTATGAGCAATATAACATCTAGTGGTATTGTTAATAATATTGATGAATTTTCAAGAATAATAAGTAAAGACACTTATAATGCTTTTAAGCAAGACACATATAGAAAGGCAGAAATATTTGCAGGAGATATGATGGATTATTTAGAGTCTGATGATGAAAACGGAAATTATCCTACATTTGAAACTAATAAGCCAAAATCTATGAGTGATACATATAAAAATCACGGAATGATTTTCTATGATAGTATATATGGGTATAATGGTATTGATGGGTGCTTAAGCTGTGGCAATCCTTATCTAAAAGGAAATTCAAATTGTAATTGTTAAATATATAATATATGGCTGCAAACGAACATAAAAATTTATTAGATGCTAACAGACATTACCCTATGGGATATGAAATGGCTGAAAATAATATGGTTGTATCAAAAACAAATGGGCTTTCCTATTCGGATAGGAGTGGTAATTATGGTTGGAACTATCCACTTCAAACTTTTGAGTTAAGGCTTGATGGTTCTATATCTACTGCTAATGGTATTGATTATATTAGGATGCCTTACGATTTTATATTAAGAGAGGTTAGAGCAAGTGTTCAAACTGCAGGAACATTAGTAACATTAGATATACAGGAGTCAGGAGTTTCAATACTATCTACTCTTTTAACAATAGATGCAGGGGAAAAAACATCAACAACTGCAGCAACTCCTGCCGTAATATCTGATTACGAATTAGCAAATGATAGCGAGGTTGTTGTTAATTTAACAGTAGGAGAAGGTGTGGCTCCAATAGATTTAAAAGTATATCTGATAGGATATAGACAAATTACTTAAAATGAAAAATAATATGAAAGATACAACGGAGGTTTTAATTGCAAATGGAAGTGTGCTTGGTTTAAGCTTAGGGGAATGCAATGATATACTTCTTTTAATCTCAACAAGTTTAGCAATAGTTTTTACTATTTATAAATTTGTAAAACTTAAAAAAGCAAAATAAAATGGCAACAACAATACAACAAACAAGTCTTAATGTGTCTATTAGTGAAAACATAAGTATCAATGGGGTTTCCTATGGAAACAATATAAGCAAAAGCTTTGATGGTAATGGTAAGGTAGACCAAAGAATAATGGCTATAGATGATGATAGAGTAACAACAATTTTTGAATATGCATCTACATTGCCTGACTCTGCAGGAACAGGGGTTAGGGATGAATTTACTTACTTTAGATTAACAAATACTGATGACTCTGTAGGAATAACAGTTCAGTTGTATGTTACTTCAAGTAAGACAGGGTATTTTCACTTACCTGCAGGGTGTAGCCTTATTCTAATGAGTAATGATATGGATTTCTTGTGTGCAGGGGAGTCATTTACTTTAGCTGATGTAACTAAAATTTCAGCAATAACAGATGGGCCTGGAGCTGCAACGCCTGTTGAGTCATATATAGAGTATGTTGCTGTATTTAAAGGTGGTGCTGTAGAAGGAGAATAGGGGAGTTGGTTCTAAAATTTATTCAAAATCTCAAAATGGCTATAAAAAAAAGCATATATAATAGGGGTGGTTATAGTAAACATTACTATGATTTAGATAGGAACAAAAGCGTTCCTAGAGAAATAAAGTATTTTGATTTATCTGAATTTGATAGTCCTGATGATACAGGCTCAGGAGAAAATATGGATTTAGATTTTGTTAGGCTAGTAGATGAGGCTAGAGAAACAGCAGGAGTTCCTTTTAAAATTACATCAGGGTATAGAACACTAAAACATAACACAGCTGTAGGTGGCGTTAAAAATTCTAGCCATACAAATATACCTTGTAATGCTTGTGATATATCTATTCTTAACAGTTCTGATAGGTACAAAATAATTGACTCCTTATTAAAAGTTGGCATAAATCGCATTGGTATTGGGAAAAATTTCATACATTGCGACACGGATAAAAAGAAAAGTCCAAATATTATTTGGCATTATTATTAATTTAAATTTATAAAATGAAAAAGTTTTTAGAAAAATTCCTTATTGGGCAAATGATTAAGAGTAAAAAGTTTTGGTATGCTATCAGTTCTGTGGTTGTTCCTGCTTTAGTTACTTACTTAGGCGTAGATGAAGCGACTGCAACTAATCTTTACTATGCTATTTTAACTCTAATATTAGGTCAGGGAATTGCTGATGCAGCAAGATTAAAAAAATAACACTTGTTATTTAAAATAATTTACTATCTTTACACCCCTTTTATGAGTGTTTTCATTTTGGGATAGTTAGTAGTTAAGAGTGAGAGGTTAATAACTTCTCACTTTTTTTTTATATG